CACAGCCTCTCCAGCCTCTCCGGCCTCTTCGGCGGGTCAGTCAGGCTCGCCTGCGCAGCAGCCGAGCCAGCTGCTGCAAGACGCTCTGCAGGGCGTGCTCCCGTCATCGCCGGTCAGCCGCGAGGCCTATATAGTCATAAGGGACACGCTGATGAGGTAACATATATAAAGTATATACATAAAATATAACACTTACAATATTATGAGGATTATAAACACAAGGCACTTCCCGCCCGCGGGGTATAAGTGCATAAATCTGTTCGGAGTGCTTTTCGTGCGCGGGTTGGACACAAGACTCTCAGCACGTAACATAATGCACGAGAGTATTCACACTGAGCAGGGCAAGGAGATGCTCTGGATATTCTTTTATCTATGGTACGGCATAGAGTACCTGGTGCGTCTAGTCCAGTTCAGGTTCAATCACAGTACAGCTTACCGCAACATAAGCTTCGAGCGCGAGGCTTATACCAACGAGGGCGATGTGCTGTACTTATCTACCAACAGAAGGCCTTACGCCTGGCTGCGCAGGTTGAGATATTAGCATATAGCGGATATGGATGCATTAGAGTTACAGCAGCAGGGTCCTTCTCAGTCTTCCCGGGCAGCATCCGGCCTTAGCGTGCAGGACATGCTAAGGCTAGAGATGCTCACATCACTAGAGAAGTACACCAAGGCCATGTTCAAGGCGCAGTATAAGCGCAGTTTTATTATGTCGGAGCACCACCTGCGCATAATAGAGGCGCTGCAGGACGTGGTGGATGGCAAGTGCCGCAGACTTATAATTAATTGCCCGCCGCGCTACTCTAAAACCGAACTTGTGATAAAGTCCTTCATTTCGTGGTGCTACGCACTTAATCCCGCGTGCCGGTTCCTGCACCTGTCATATTCTGACGTGCTCGTTGAGGATAACTCAGCTACCGTACGGGCCATAATGCAGGAGCCGCTGTATAAGACACTGTTCCCGGGCTCGGCGCTCCTCAAGGACCGTGACTCGGCGAAGAGATGGAAGACGAAGGCCGGCGGCGAGATGTATGCTGTCTCTACACAGGGTCAGGTGACTGGCTTCGGTGCAGGAGCGGTTGACCTGGACCCTGAGATAGACCGCCTGGACGGCGGCTCGGACGTGTTTGTTTTTGACGACCACACCAACGAGGTCCTGTCAATGATAGGCGCGCAGTCCAATATATTTCAGGGCGCCGTGGTCATAGACGACCCCATCAAGCCCGAGGATGCGGAGTCGGACCTCGTGAGGGAGCGCATCAACAACCGTTTTGAAACGACCATCCGCAACCGCGTCAACAGCCGCAATACGCCTATAATAATTATAATGCAACGGCTGCACGAGCATGACCTGTGCGGCTACCTGCAGGAGATTGAGCCGGATGAGTGGCGCGTGCTGTCCATGCCGGCTATCATAGTAGACTCTGAGACAGGTGCGGAGCGTGCGCTGTGGCCTATGAAGCATAGCCTCGAGGAGCTGCACCGCATGCGGGCCATAAATCCTGTCATATTTGACACGCAGTATATGCAGGACCCTGCGCCTAAGGAGGGACTTATGTACCAGGGGTTCAGGACTTATACGTCCGATGAGCTCACAGCGGTTGCGGCGTCGTCCAGGCCCATCAGGCGTAACTACACCGACACCGCCGACACCGGCTCTGACTCGCACTGCAGCATCTGCTTTCTGGACACACCGACAGCAGTATACGTGACGGACGTGCTGTTTACGGATGAGCCCATGGAGACAACGGAGCCGGCTCAGGCGCGCATGCTCACTGAGAACGGCACGGTTGATTGCCTTATAGAGTCGAACAACGGAGGCAGGGGCTTCGCGCGTAATGTCAAGCAGCATCTGCGTACCGGGTTCCATAACTTTAAGACGGTAGTGCATACTTTCACACAGTCTAAGAACAAACGGTCCCGTATATTTTCTGCCTCGGCCCAGGTGCAGAATGATATAGTGTTCCCGGCTGACTGGGAGAGACGCTGGCCTAAGTTCTATAAAGCGCTTATGTCATACCGCAAGGACAACAGGCGCTCTCAGCACGACGACGCTCCGGACTGCCTCACAGGCGTATGGGAGATGCACTCGGGCCGCTCGCTCCGCCGCAAGGTGCGCCGCATGAACTGACTCCCGGCCCGCCTTCTCCCGCGTAAAAATATAATATAAGGAAATATCGGTGTTTCCGCACCGTTCCGGATTATTTCCGCAGGATTTCCCGGCGTCCGGCGGCTGTTTGCCCTGGCGCATTTCCGCGACTTGCGGAAACGGACCTTTTAAAAAAGCGGAGAAAAAATTTTTATTTTCCGGATTTTTGATTATATTTACGCCTTGAAACGTACCGGTATGCGTTATGGGCAGCGTCGCCGGCGTGCATTGAGTAATAACCTTAAAATATTTGTACAGATATGGGACTTAATTGCGGCTGCCCCGCCGGGGCACATCTGGAAGACCTTGTAATCAATGACTGCAAGGAGACGCTGGGCCAGATTCAGAAGATTATAATCCAGCGCACCAACGGTGACGACGGTACACCCAACACAATTACTGACATCACTAAGAAGGCTACCATGACGCCGTTGCTTACAGCGGCTGACGGCACCAAAATCGTTATTTCGCCCTACATACAGGGTCCTACCACAACTCCCGGCGCGGCCAGGACATGGGGCTCTGATAATGAGGTGCTCGGTGGTATCCCTATTATCATAGGGCGCGAGTCGACTTCGTTCGAGGGCAATATATACCAGGAGGCGCAGAAGACAATCAAGACTCTCAAGAGCTACATGTGTGAGAAAATCAGCGTGTACCTTATCGATGAGAACGGAAACATTGGCTGCCTTGCCGATGACCCCGATGACCCTACCGAGTACAGGGGTATTCCAGTTGAGGGCTTCTTTGTCGGTGACAAGAACCTCGGCGGACTGTCACAGCCTGACGGCAACGCGATACAGTGGAACTTCTACCCTAACTGGTCGGATGACCTTATTATCGTGAAGCAGTCTGCTATGGACTATAACCCGCTCACTGACCTTGTTAATGGCAAGTCAGTAGGTGCTTAATTGAGTCAAGGTATGGCCGGTAAGGAGCAGAAAATAGTGCTTGTTGTTCCCAGGTATAATATGAGGCAGTCGTTCGGTAAAGCTCATGCCGAGCGACTGCTAGACCTGGGTTTAGAGCGCAACGGCGGTTGGATGCTCCCGGAGGACAGCAGGTATGAGTATGTAAAAGGCTATGGGATTAGACGTAAACCAAATAAGGCAGATACTGAAGCGACCGAGTAAGAAGGTCGTCATAGGCAAGGCTCTCAGGCTTCAGAGGCGGCTTCGTTTCCATTCGGAGACGAGCCTGTGGCCCTATGATGCGGGTGAGCCGGCCAGTATATTCCTTGATTGGGTACGTAGCATCTTGCCTTTAGATAAATATAATACGTTTGTACAGCTGTTCCGTTTTCCGCTTCCGACTGTTACAACGGTCGATGACTGTTATCGCGAACTGGAACGGGTGTTTGACGGCCGTAATGCCTCGAGTACATATCAGTTTACCAGTTCTGAGTTGGCCGAAGACTGGGCTGACTACAGGCTCAACCACCTGCATGAGCCTATTATATGGAAAACGACAGGCTGGCACAACATGCGTGTATCGCCTAACAGCATACTTGTCGTTGACTTGCCGGCTGTGCAGGTGACAGAGAGGCCAGAGCCGTATTTTTATTGGCTCGGTATCGAGCATGTAGTTGATTATAAGTTCATTGATAAAAGTTCCGTGCAGTTTGAATGGCTGATATTCCGCCAGCCGGATAAGCGTATAGCGGTATTTGATGACAGCAGCATACGGGTGTTTCAGCTTAACGACAGGGGCGATATCCAGTCGCTTATATCGGAGGCTAAGCATTCGCTAGGCTACTGTCCAGCCAGGTTCTTTTGGTCTACCCCGCTTAATGAGCGCGAGCCTGACCTTAAGAAAAATCCTATTACCAAAGAGCTTGCTGAGCTTGACTGGCTTTTGTTTTTCAAGACGTCTAAGCAGTATCTAGACCTGTATGCACCATATCCTATATATAGTGCGTATGAAGCGGACTGCGACTTCGAGAACAACGAGACAGGCGAGTATTGCGACGGCGGTTTTCTCCGCAACAGCAAGGGTGAGTATGAACTGGCTGCGGACGGAACAGTGGTTCGCTGTCCTGTGTGCGCAGCGCGCAGAACAGTCGGACCCGGTTCTTTCCTGGAGGTGCCGGTGCCCAGCCAGCAGGAAGGCGTGGCCGATATGCGTAATCCAGTGCAGATTACCACTATAGACCGTGAGTCGCTGGACTATAATGTTTCTGAGTGCGACAGGCTCAAGCAGGAGATTATAGATTCAATTATAGGCAAGAGTGATTCAGTATCGGCTAAAGAGGCCATAAACGAGACTCAGGTAGCGGCTAATTTTGAGAGTAAGACCGCAGTGCTTAACGCGCTTAAACTTAATTTTGAGGAGGCGCAGCGCTTTGTGGATGATACAGTTTGCAGATTCAGATATGGCGACAGTTTCATTTCATCGTCCATAAGCTGGGGCACCGAGTTCTACGTGTTTACTGTATCGGAACTTTACCATAAATACGAACAGGCTAAGCGTAATGGAGCGGCTGACGCTGAGCTTGATGCCATAATGGCACAGATAGCGGAGGTTGAGTATAAAAATAACCCGCTCATGCTGCAGCGGATGCAGGTTTTACGCCATTTGGAGCCTTATCCGCACAAGACATTGAGCGAGATTATGGACCTTGATGAAAAGGGCCTGCTTGACCCCGTTTCTGTTCGTATTAAGCTCAATTTCAGTCAGTACATAGACAGGTTTGAGCGTGAGAATATAAATATAATAGAGTTCGCGAGCAATATACCGCTTAAGGATAAGATTAACATTATTAACAATAAATTAAAAGAGTATGTCAGAGAAAATTACAACAACATCGCTGAATGACATGACCCTGGAAGCTCTCAATGAGTTCCGTATGCGTCAGGTCCAGCGCAAAAATGCTCTTGAGAATGTAAAGAAGGCAAATAAAGGCCTTACTCAGGAGCAGCAGGACGAGCTCAACAGTATAGCACTGTTACTTGTAGATATCGACGAGGCCATAGAGGCCAAGGAAAATGAGGCTAAAACAGCAGCGAAAGGAGCAGCAGTCAAACCGGCGGTACCCGCGTTTACTGTACCGAAAGGACAGGAGAAGATGGTGCATCTTTCAGTATGCCGCGGTCGCAGGTTTAATCAGCTTACAGGCGAGGAGGTATCTCCTCGGTATACACTGGCCCTTACAAGGGGCGAGTGGCGCCTGTTCAAGAGGCATTATAAGAAACTGGGCTACCACGTTTTCTCGGTATTGCATGACCCGATAGGTGAGGCGACTGCTATGTTTAATCATGTAACAAAGGAGGAGTAAGCTGTGTTGACAGTTGATATGCTTAGGCAGAACAGCGCTTTATCTGGACTTACAGATGAGCAGCTTACGACAATAGCTACTATGTCGCAGAATGACGAGAATGCTGTGATAGGCCGGCGTATAGGCGAGCTGCACGGTCAGTATGACAAAGATATCTTTGAGATTACAGGCCTAAAGAAAAAGGACGCAGAAAAGAGTTATGACTATAACAAGCGCATACTCAATGAGTATAAGGCAAAGATAGAGGCGCAGAAAGGCCTCCAGTCTCAGCTTGATGCGGCTAACGGCAAGATTGCAGAGCTTCAGGGTAAAATTGACGCGGGCAATCTTGATGAGGAAGCAAAAAAGCAGCTTAATGACTATAAGCAGCAGGTTACACAGCTGCAGTCCAAACTGGCTGCCGAGACAGCCAAGCTGCAGGCTAAAGAAGCCGAAATGGGTAAAGCCCTGCAGGGCGCTTACATAGATTTTGCTTTTGAGCGGGCTACGGCAGGTCTTAAATTTAAGGCCGGTATAACAGAGGCTATACAGAAAACGCTTATCAGTGCGGCAAAGGCCGAGGTACTGTCAAAAGGTACGCCTGATTTCGTGGATGACGGAAACGGGGGCAAAAAGTTGGTTATGCGCGGGGCTGATGGTAACACGCTGCTTAACCCCAAGAATAATCTCAACCCCTATACGATTGAGGAGCTTGTTCGTGAGTCTTCGATAAAAGACGTATTGGACGCAGCGGTACGTCAGGCGGGCGGCGGCACAGGCAACGATGATGGTAAAGGCGGCGCCGGTGGCAGCGAGCTTGACCTGAGTGCTGCTAAGACACAGGTTGAGGCCGACAATATGATAAGCAAGTATTTGCTTTCACAGGGCCTTACAACAGACTCGCAGGAGTATGCAGATAAGCTCATAGAGCTGCGTAATGAGGCTGAGATATCAAAGCTTCCTATCAGATAAGTATGTTATGCTGCAAGGCGTACAAGGGTAATGCACCTAAGCGGCGATTGTTTAATAATAATTAAAAACTTTAGGTTATGTCACTAGTATTAACTCGTACCCAGAACATTAGGGCTAACTCTAGGCTGGACCGCTTTGAGTATAGGCCCTCCCGGTATGGTGCCCTTGACGCATTTATGCAGCAGTCGGCAGACCCTACCGGTATCTTGACCGACGAAATTAAGGAGAAAGCATGGGCTTCTATTGGCTCTGTGCTTGAGACTCCGGTAATTGACTACGATGGTACTATATCCATCGGTAATACCCGCTCGGTTACTATAGCGGATAGTGAAAACACCTCGAAGCTGGTGCAGATTAACTTCACCACGTACTCCTGGGGCTTTACCATTGTTCCTGCCATGTACATGAACAATGAGATAAAAATCCAGAAGGACTTCGAGACTAAGATGATGAAGTACATCTATGCTTTTGCCAAAGAGCTGGATGAGGCGGCGCTTACCGCTATTGCCGCAGCGAAGACCCAGGTAATGACTAATTCGCTGCTGTATGACTTCTCATCGCAGGCCATCAACGCTAAATGGACCGAGAGAGAGAACCTCCTTGGCGACCTCGGCGTTATGATGGACGCTAACGACTTCTTTGGCGAGCTCCATCTCATCGGTGACGCCGGTGTACAGTCAATCATAAGCAAACTTGCTCAGAAAGGACTGTACAATGCAGAGAACAAGCGCAATGAGTACATGGACAAGATTATCCACTTCACCAACTCCATTTCGGCTGAAGAGGATATCTACGGTCAGGGCTACGCGGCTGCAGCTGGCTCTCTCGGTATGCTGACTAGAGTAGAGCGCGAGTCTCTGCTTAGGACTGTCACACCTGACGGTCATGAGTGGGATATCGTAAACCTTCCTCTGCTGAATATGCCTGTAGGCTCTTACTACTATCAGTCTGTAGGAGACTACAATACTATCGCCGGCGCGGCTACTGCTGACCTTACAAGGGCCCGCAAGGAACATTACGGCTTCGCGGTAGATGTTGCTTTTGTGACCGCTTACAATAGCGCTCCTGCAACGAAGGCTTCGCCTATTATCGCGTTTAACATCTCGAGCGAGGGTGCTCAGTATGCTAAACCGGTAGTAGTTGTTAACACGGCCGATAATCCTGTTAACACAAAGGAAGCGGGGGCCGGAGCGTAGGCGACTACAATAGCGACTTCGGTAAAGACTTTTATCTCTTCATGTAGTCATAAAAATCCTGAGTTGTTGTAACTTTGGTGGCAGAGGGCTAGGCTGGGTTTGACTTAGGTTGGCCCTCTGTTTTTAAGATATGGACAGGCGCAGGTAGTGTAGCGGAGCACACCGTTCTTATGGTTTCTGACGGAAGTAAGGTTCGAGTCCTTCCGGCGCCGCAAATAAAAAGATAAGTATGATACGCGTTAATGATATATTGACAGGCTTAAGGCATTTGGTGGGCTGGCAGCAGAACTTTAACCCCGACGACTACCGTATCAGCGATGATTTAACGGTCAGTGACAGCGGCGTTTATTTTCAGCAAGTTCATCCGTTGCTTACTTTGGATAACCTACGTAATGTCGCGCCTGACTTCGGCAATATGGAGTTTCAGGAGTATGATGAGGAGGCTGATTACTCTATGGGCGATATAGTGCAGGCGGGAGGAAAGCTATATAAACTGGTCACTGAAAGTAACAAGGGCGATTCGGGTTATATAAGTCCAGAAGACCCAGAGCAGACTATCTGGTTTGAGTATGACCCGTTTTCGGACTGGTTGCGTAAGAAGACTGACGCCTGCATAGTGAAAGTGGTGTCGCAGTTTTGCTCAAGTAAGCTTGCTGATGTTACGGCACGCAATATATGTGAGAATAAGGCTTTGTTTTCTGGCGCTGGTCGCATAGCTGATACCGTAGAGAACAATGGTCGCTTAGTAGGCCTTGAACTTGTTCCTATACGGTCAAAGGGAGTCACCCTGAAAATAAATAAAATAGGCCTGCAGTTTACTATACCGGGCGTTTATAGGTTGTATCTTATGAATTCCGGCTGCGACACGATTGTACAGGAGATAGAACTTACAAAAACTAAGGCTAATACGATGGAGTGGTTTAAGGTGGATGACCTGTTGCTACCCTATATGCCTGAGTTCGGTGACACTGGCGGCAGCTGGTATCTGGTGTATAAGCAGCAAGAACTTCCTGTAAACTCAAAGGCAGTCAGCAAGAACAGGGATTGGTCCAAAGCACCTTGCCGCTCATGTTCAGTGAGTGATTTTAACTCATGGCTGGCCTGGTCACGGTATCTCGAAATACACCCGTTTTATGTAAATCCGGGTAACTGGGGTGGCCCTTTAGGTGGGGATTACAACGGTGATTATAACGATGACTATTATAAAGAGAAACTGCACCTGTGGGATGTAGAAAACAATGTATACGACTACGGCACGAATTTCGGGCTCAATCTTGAAGTGACGGTCGCATGCGATTTAACGGACTTTATAGTAGAGCAGAAGTCAATTTTTACCGATGCCATAGCCAAGCAGATGGCCGTGGACATGCTGCGTGAGTTCGTGTATAACGCCAATGTTCGTACTAATAGGCACTCTATAAACGCATCGAAGGCTGATATAGTCTATGCGCTAGATGGCGATACAGCCGCGATTAACCAGGCCGGACTAGCGCACCAGTTGGAGCTTGCCTATAAAGCACTCACTTTAAGTACCATGGGTATAGACAGAGTATGCATGCCCTGCAAGAATAACGGAGTTAAGTATAGAACAGTATAATGAGGACCTTACCTGTATATAATATGTCTTTGCGTAATCTTGAATATAGACTGCGCGCCTTTCAGGAGCAGCTCCCGCAGCTTCTGGAAGATACTGTCATGTCTCAGAAGGACTCTATACTTACTCTGGTTAAGGTACAGCTGTATAGGCACGGTATCGACGGCTCCGGACGGTTTATTATGGACTACGCGCCATATTCACCGCGTACCATAGCGAACAAAAAGCGTAAAGGTCAGGCGACTGACCGCGTGACACTGTATAATACAGGTGCATTCTATAAGGGCTTTAAACTGGTGCCTACCGGTGACGGCTTCAGCATAACGTCTGATGACTATAAAACGGATAAGCTTGTGGCCAAATATGGCCCTAGAATATTTAGGCTTACCGATAAGAATTTCAATTTTGTAGTCAAGCGCCTGATAAGGTTGGCCATTGTGAAAAAATTACGCGATGCAGTTAAAACAGCGGTAAGATGAAAAACGAAAGAACGGTACATATAAGATATAAGGACAATCCAGTATTGCTTGATAAGATAATACAGGATTTACAGAGGTCAATGATAGACAATCTGCCCTGGCTTGACGCTGCTTTCGGCCGGGCCTATAAGCTTGTGGAGCATAGGCAGGATAGCGGTAAGTTTGTATATCCGGCGGCTTATAACGGCAAAGGAGAATATGTGTCCCTACTGCCAAATGACAACTATGGTAATTTTTCATGGTTCGACATTTATGACCCGCAGATAGTGACGACAGTAGTACAGTCTCTGCCTCAGTTTGAGTTCAGGGGTGCCATTGTGTTTTGGTATGACCTTCGTACGATTAATCCAGATACTGCCTTTATTTACGCAGAGGAAGTTAAAGACCAGGTTATCGGCCTGCTTACAACACCAGGTATTATACGGTCTAGCGGCCGTATTGCTATAACAGAGGTATATGAGCGTTTTGAGAATATATACCGTGACTATGCACTGGAGAAAATATACAATAATTACGAGTATTCCGGACAGGATATACAGAGCATGGACCGTCAGTTTTTTATGTATCCCTATGCCGGCTTACGCGTAGAATTTAATATAACAACAAGAGAGGAATGCTACAGATTTGTGAAATAGTAATATTGGCCATAGGTATGGCGTTCGTGTCTGCTTTTGCCATACAAGTACTTGAAAAATGGGGTCTGCGTGACAAATGGCAAGTCCGTTGTCCAGTGAGGCTCCTGGCACAGATGCTGTCCTGCGATTTTTGTTTCGGATTTTGGATTTCCGCAGTATTTTCGGTTATTTCCGCAATTCTTTTTAATAATATAGGCCTGATATTTATCCCGATAATTTCAGCGCCCCTAACGCGACGGATTTTATGAGAAAGGCGATAGTAAATGGTAAGGTTCTGGAGCTGTATGACAGCGTTGATGAGATGCCTATAGCTAATTTTCAGAAGTATAACAGATTTATGCTGCTGGATGCCGGCATAGGCTCTGATATTGACAGCGTAGACAAGCATATAGCAAAAGTAGCCAAACTTCTGTCCCGGGACAGTAAGGCAGATGCGATACAGGAGCTGCAGAACTTGAGGCAGAATTTATACATGATTATTTCAGATATATCGCCCAGGCAAATGGCCTTTGCGGCACTTATTAAGTCTGTTGACGGGAAGCAAGTGTTCGACCTGTCCGATGATAATCTTAAGAGCATATTGGCCCGGCTTAGCCGCATGCGTTACGGCAAACTGGCCGAACTGCTGTTTGCTGTTAAAAAAAAACTGGACTCCGAGCTAGAGGTCTATTTTCCGGCCTTTTTCGAAGACGCAAAGGATAAAGAAAAGCACGATATACTGAAAAAGAGGACAAAAGCCGTACTGGAGAGCATAATAACGGGTGAAAGTAGGGCAGAGGCTATTGCCGAGGAGGATAGGAAACTTTTTGCTGACTATAAGCCTGGTATTTTTACCGGGGCTGATTCAGCCGAGATTCAGTATAATAAGCAGTTTGAGGCTGCCTGCCTGCTTATACAGGAGGAAACAGGGGCCGACCCGGCTAGTATGTCAGTATTCCAGTATTATTTTGCTCTGGAGCTTATAAAGAAGCGCGCAGAGGAGCGCGAGAAGATGTTAAAACGAAATAAATCAAATAGGAGATAGTTATGGCTGGCGAGGATGCAATAAAATACAGTGATATAATAAAACCGGACGGCTCTATTACTAATTTGATAAGTCAGCTCAGGGAGCTTAACGCTACCTACGCCGACGTGGTGCGTACTATACAGGCAGGCGCGCAGCAGGTTGCCCGGTCTATTGACTCAGCTACGGGTGCTACCAGCAAAGGTCGGGCGGCCATAGATGCGTCGGCCCTTGCTGCTGACCGCCTGGAGCGGGCCTATAAGGATATGGCCGTTGCTATGTCCAGCACAGGTAACACTATACAGCAGCTGCGCACGCTTACGGCTACTATGAATAAGCAGCACAGTGACCAGGCTAAATACCTGCAGACAGCTTCCACATCATATGATAGGTATAAGGCCGATTTAAAAGAGGCGACCGCACTGTATAAATCTTTGACTGAAGCAGAGCGTGCGGACTCTCAGATGGGCCAGGAGCTGCTGAATACCATTTTGTCGCTTACATCGCAGATACAGGCTCTGGATAAGTCGATGAAGCCTCATTTGCAGACCCTTACAGAGACACAGAAGGCTCAGGAGCGCCTTAATTTTCTGATGTCGGCAGAAGGCCAGCAGCTGCTGTCGCTGCGTGAACGTATATCTCAGGTTACGGCAGAGCACAGGCGCGAGTCAGCCGAGAAAAGGGCCCTAGTGGAGGAACAGCGTAAGCTGACACGGGCCCGGAGCGAGGAAAACATACAACTGGCTTCACTTAAGCAGCAAACCAGCGAGGCTAACAGAATAGCTAAACTCACTGCGCAGCTTAATAATTCAGCCATTGGCTCTTATAATAGGCTTGCTGCGCAGTACGAACTTAATAAAATTGAGCTGAACGCTATGTCAGCTGAACAGCGTAATGCTACTGCTACCGGTAGGGCTCTGGAAGAGGAGACACGTAATATCTACGCCAGGATGATACAGCTGCAGGAAGCGACCGGTCGGTATAACCTCTCTGTGGGTAATTATTCCAAAGCGTTCGACGGCTTAGGTTTTTCAGTGGCGCAGATAGTACGCGAGCTGCCGGCTCTGGCTGTTGGCTGGAACACATTCTTTTTAGGTATATCAAATAATATACCTATGCTGGTTGACCAGATTAATTTGGTACGTGCGCAAAACGCGGCTATCCGCGAACAGAATAAAGTACTGGCGGCTAATGGCATGGCTCAGCAGTCATATATAAGCGTAGGTCGCAGGCTGTTGAGGTCCTTACTGTCCTGGAATACTATTTTGGTTGTAGCACTTACGCTGCTGTCTACGTTTGGTAAGGAAATTATTAATTTTGTAAAAGGCCTGTTTTCCGCTGAAAAAGGCATTATGTCTTTCAGCGAGGCACTTAAAAATATTGTTACTGAGATAAAAGATACTAATGACAGCTTCGGTGAGAATATGGTCTTGCTTAAAAATCTGGAATATGAGTACAGTAAGCTGACCACTACTGCGCAGAAAACAAAGTTTATTGAAGACGCGGCAGATGAGTTTGACCGCCTGGGATTGTCAATACAGTCTGTCTCTGATGCCGAGAAACTTTTTGCTGAAGGCACTGATGATGTAGTAGCTGCCCTGCAGCAGCGAGCATGGAATGCGGCGGCTCAGAATTTAGCAGCACAGAAGTTTGAAGAGGCCCTACAGCACCGGGTAGAGGCTATGCGCATAGAAGAGGATTCTGAATATGGACTGCCTGCGGCTATTATATCACGTGACCAAGAGCAGGCATATACGAAGGCGTTTAATGAAATGTATAGGCGCGTTCAGACTGGTGAGGTTGAGGCTGGCTCTGAGCTGTATAGGCGACAGCTTGAAGCTCTTATCGCACGGTACGAGTCTTTTTATAACGCTATGAGCCGTAACGCCCAGGCGGCCGCTGAGTATGAAAAAGCAATGCGTGCCGAAGTGGAGGCCATGCAATATTTCAACGTCGGCCCTGGTGCAGACTTTTCTAACAGAGATAACGAATGGGGTAGCTCATCAAGCCGTACATTGATTGACTTTGTTAACCGAGGTCGCGACCCTTGGGAGTACATACAGAATATGCGTATTGCAGTCACGAGCAAGAATGAGGAGTCGCTTACCGCTATTATTAATAATGAATATGATAAGCGGGTTAAAGCAGCGCGCGATGCTTACAATAATGAGCTGATGGAGCTGCAGAAGTACGCGGATAAAAACAAGCGTATACTTACTGATGACATTGATATGTTTAGGCCTCTTACCGACGATGAGCTAAATACTCTTGATACGCTTAAGAAACGTCTTGACAGCCTGGAGAAAGGCTCAGCTGAATACGTTAAGGCCGAAAAAGAATATATTAAGGCCTATAATACTATATATGACGCGGCATTACGGGAGGATAAAGGTGTATACCGTACTTTGACCGAGGAGGAAGAATCTGCGCTGCGCGACGCACAGGATATTATAAACGAGGCTATAATAAACGGCCAGCAGCAGCTTACAGAAGAGCTTGAGGACATCGAGCGTGAGCGTTCTATACGACTTATGGAAATACGTAAGGCTAACCTACAGAATCAGCTATCACAGCTCAAGGAGGGGTCGCGCGATGCCGCTGCCGTACAAAAACAGATTGTGGATATAGATACCGACATATCTCTATTGGAGAACAGCGCGTTGGCGCCCGAACTCCAGGTAGACAGCAATGCTATAAAGCGTTCAGCCGATATACAGAAGTTTCAGATAGACAAGGCCTCAGCTATAAGTGAGTTAACCGACGCGGAGGAGCAGATTAACGCCCTACTTGAACTGGCCATAGAGGGAACGCAGGAGGAGCTGGCTCTACAGGAAACGCTATCGGAGCTGCAGATGCAGATTGCGCTGTGGAATAATATGCCTTTACCTGGTATGACCACAGTAAATCCAGAATATATAAAGAACGCTTTTGCACGCGGTCAGAGACTCAGGCGCGGTAGATATGAGTCAGGGATGTTTAATGCTGAGCAATCCGGCGCAGCCGCTTTGTTTAATATAAGAGGCGCTACATCAAGGCAGCAGTCGGTATTTGACCTGGAACAGCTGGGAAATTCCCTGCTTTTCCAGCTGCAGCAGGCTGCATTAGGACAGATTGAGCTATCAGATGCTCAGTGGCAGGAGCTGGCCAGTCAGTTTGATGTATTGCGCGAGCGTCAGAAGTTTGAAACGGGCTTCAGAGGCGCTATGGGCTCTATAGCTGAGCACGGCTGGGGTGGAAGTATTCTGGACTTTATGGGTTTTAATGAAGACTCCATAAACGCCTTCAGCAATGCGACGGATATTGTTATATCGAATCTGCAAGATATAATAGCGACCTATGTGGAGGTGGCAGAGGCCGCAGTAGAGGCAGCAGAAGAGCGAGTAGAAGCGGCGCAGAGCGCCTATGACGCTGAAGTAGAGGCTAGGAATAACGGCTATGCTAATAATGTGGCGACTATGAAGGCCGAGCTGCAGGCCGAGCAGCGTAACTTGACTCAGAAGGAACAGTTACTGGCAGAGGCACAGCGTATGCAGGAAATAGCAAATACGGCGATACAGACCTCATCTCTTATAACGGCTACGGCTCAGTTGTTGAGCGTGTATTCAAGTATTCCATTTGTCGGGCAAGCTTTAGCAGCTGTAGCCATCGCGGCTTTGTGGAGTACATTTGCCGCAGCTAAGATTAAGGCGGCTCAGGTGACCAGGCAGTCTGATACTTACGGCGAAGGCGGCTTAGAGATACTGCAGGGCGGCTCGCACGCGTCGGGTAATGATATACCTTTGGGGACAGTCAATCACCGTGGCAAGGAAATGCGCGCTGAAGGTGGCGAGGCTCTCGCAATAATAAATAAAAGGCGCACTGCTCAGTATCGGCGGATGTTGCCCGGCATAATAGGCAGTCTCAATGACGGCACGTTTACTGAAAAATATGCGCAGGTATTCAAACAGGGTTCGGATATGAGCGTACTCATAAAGGAGGAGCATAACGCTGACTTATCCCGTATTGAGAAGGGTATAAAGGCCTTAGTGGACAGAGATGAGAAAATCTACACTCTGCCTGACGGCCGCGTAATAATCGAGAGCAAGAATGTGAAACGCATAATAAAGAACTAATATGCTGCAGCAAAAATACAATACGTACCTGGGCCGAGGCCTCGGAGATATAAACTGGATTGACGGTCAGTCTGTTAATACCAGTACAGGGGATATTATAGTTAATGCCAATATGGCTATCGGTTACTTGTCTACCTGGACTAAGGGCCAGCCTATAACGTCGTGTATTACACCAGCGTCAGCCTCGTACAGGTTTGATTATTGCTTTTATACAGAAAATAGCACATACCTGGGATATGAGAGGCCGACAAAACCGGACAGGATAGTGACCCCTCCGGAGCAGACGGACCACATAATAGTATCTATTTATAAAAACGCAGCTGAGTATGAGGCACTTGCCGAGGGTAAATACGTAGGCTTTTATGAGCTGCGGGAATGCAGTCCTATATGCTCTAACCTGTCTATAAAGTATGAGCGTGATAGCGACGAGCAGTATTTCAGATATAAGTTAGCATCGGATGTAGCTTTTATGGGCGACGACTTTACTTTTATCACAAGTAAGGGCCTTAGTACGAAGTTCGCGTTTTTTATATATAAGCCTGTTTTGGGCGTAGGGTCCTTGTATTTTAAAGGCTTTTTCTATAAGGCTGACTGCGAGATAGACTTTGCCCGTGGCAAGATAATACCGGATATCCAGCCCCTCGATAATTATGAGAGTATACTGGCTAATCTGGATAATAAATATAATCTCATAGAGCTTGCACCGGCGATAAAGCAGGTTAACCTAAAACTGCGCCCGGTTGTGCAGGTGTACCTGCGGGGCAGCGACGTCATTACTTCATTTTTTGCGGGCACCTGGCAAGATACAGAGGTATTAGAGAATGTTAATGATGCCGGGGCGCTTATTAACACGTATCATTTTAATAATACGGACAACCTCAACGAGGTGACTATAACCGGTACGAACATAGGGGACGCAGCTGGGGTCTATGTAGGTGGAGGCAGTTCGCCGACCTGGACCAATGAAAACGGCTATACTCTGCGGGCTGTTAAAAATTCAAGTGGTGCGGGGTCTGATACTGGCTATCTGTCTTTACGGTCACCGTCGGGCACAGAGCTATATAGGAGCGTGAATGTCTTTTGGTCCAGTTTTTATAAAAAGGCTACGTCTGGGGGCGGTTATGAGAACTGGGAGGCCGGCTACTGGATGGAAGCAGGCTTTACCTTGACATTTAACGCTAGTTCAGGTACCGGGTCTAATGTAAGACTGGGCTCGGTAATAGAATATCATGTGTATCAGCGTGTACTTACGAATCAGGAGACTATAGACGGTCAGGCAACATTCCTATTAGGCGCCAGCGACATGGCCCTTAATAACGTCAACTATAAACGGTGCGTAGGCGTGACCGGTACCCAGATATTTATAACAACGAAGACTGTAGAAGAGCCTACTATATTCGGTATAAACGACGGCGGTCAGTATTTTACAAACAGGTTTTTATCTGCTACACAGGGACAATGGCGTCCGTTACCGGTCAACCGCCAGTCGTGGGGCAACGCAAGTATATGGTTTGCATTTAACGTTAATGCCTGGCCACTTTTTGAGAGTAAGGCCTCGTGGGACTTTAAGTGCAAGGATGCCTATGGCATAGAGGACGTCATATCGGTATTACTCAAGAAGGTGGCACCTGAGGTCACTTTTGCCGGTACCTCAACCTACAGTCAGTTTTTGTTTGGTAGCAGTATGCCCATTTCAGGTATAGTACGCTTTTATACTATTATAGCACCGAAGTCAAACATACTTAAAGGCAATTATGACCAGGCGGCTCAGAAAGCTGAGATAACGCTTAAGCAAGTATTTGATATGCTGGCTCAGTGCTTTAGATGCTATTGGTTTATTGACGATAACAAGCGCCTGCGCATAGAGCATATATCTTATTTTTACAACGGAGGCTCTTATAGTATAGCTAAGTCTGTAACGCTGGATTTAACCGGTAAGCTTGACCAGTTCAATGGTCAGAATGTGACCTATTTCCAACAGGAAGTGTCTTATGACAAGGATATGATGGCAAAAGGCTATAATATGTCGTGGGCTGAGGAGGCCTCCGAGCTGTTCGGAAATATAAACTTGGATGTTCAAGCTCCCTATGCTAAGGACGCGTCAAATGAGGATGTTACTATAGCTGATTTTTCGGCGGACGTCGACCTCATGCTGGTCAATCCGGATAACTTCTCTATGGACGGTTTCGCCTTACTGCTGTGTACTAAATCTGCTGGCAAGTACAGTTTGCCCATTGTAAGTTTTAACAGTTTTTATGGCGAAGACGGTATGCGTATAAATACCCAGATTCAGAATGGCTATGCGTCGCTCATGTACTTATATCAGTTTTATTTGTACGGTCTATGTGGGCCCTATGTTATTGTGGACCGGTTTAACAATGCGCAACGCGCTAACTCTCTGCCTATGCGTGCAATGTCACATGAGGTAACAGTGCCCGTTGAGGGTGATATAGACGTTAACGGCCTTGTGAGTACGGTCCTGGGACAGGGTTCCATAGAGGAGATGACCTCTAATCTCGATACTGGGCAGGTCGACTTTACGCTAAAATATCCTATTGATTATCAATAATTTATAATTTTTTTTCATTTTTTGAAAATAAATGCGTATATTTACTTTTGAATACTGATTGATTTGTATGGACCTGGTTAACAATAATTTATCACCCCTGCCCTTTTATCAGGCTCAAGACCCGAATGACGGAACAGCCTGGTGGGATAGCCGTAAAGACTATGCCTACGGGTCCGTTTATCCTTTAATATGCCCGCTTGATTACCTTATGCCGTTCCAAATTCAGTTGCCTGATGACTTCGACCGTCTGCAGCAGATACAGCTTGTTGCTATGGACCGTACATCTGTGCTGAGTATTGCGTCGAAAATGTCTAGTGCAGGACTAGAGCTACTTACTGAAAATGGGCATAAGATTTTACGCTTCCCAGCCAAATACCCGCTTATTTTAAGTCAGGCAGTGGGCCAGTATTATTTAAGGATACTGTATATACAAGCCGGTACAGCTAGTACAATAAAAGCATTGTGGTCTGATGTGTTCACCATGGTTAATAATCCTGACTGCTACCTGCGCATAGATTACAGTAACAGCTACCCGCTTGTCTCGGGTAATACCGGCATATATTTTGGAGGCGATTATAACTTTAAGTTCAGTATATGGCTGGACACGCAAATAGGCAAGCCTGAATACGTATTTGAGGAGGAGTCAACTGAACGCATGGGCTATACTTTCATAGAGTCGCAAGTCAGCAAGAAGCGGTTTAACTTTGCCTTTGTTGCTCCGGAGTACCTGTGTGACGCTATGCGGATAATACGCATGTGCGACAATGTAAGTATATACAGTAAAGGCCGTACCTATGACGCGATAAAATTTGAGCTGGATGTCAACTGGGAGGAGCAGGGCAATTTAGCTTCAGTCACAGCTACGTTTGATACGGATACAGTGCTGGTTAACCTGGGCGGGTACAGGGAAACATCTGCACCGGCCATAGAACCTACCGGTTATAATAATGATTATAACTTAGACTTTGATGCGCCGGTGGATTTCGGCTCAGATGGCTATCTGCTTGACCCGGCGGATTATTCGGGAGCGGCCTTCGCCTCAGGCTATAATTCAGTAATATCGCCCAGCGTCGTTACAGTTAAATATCTGGACCCGGGTACCGGCATTGATGTGGAGGGCGTGTCATGAGCAGTTTTACGAAACATATTGGCTGGATGGGTGTTACCGCCGTAGACCATGGTACAGACGATATACCCAGCACTGTGCTGACCTTTAAACCCGACGTGCACACAGGCCAGGCTGTGCGCCAGATAGCAGTAAGGTTGTTGGTAAATAGCAAAGGGCGGACTCTTACTTTCAGACAGGCGGCGGCCGCCGAGTTTTTGACAAAGTTTTTGCCGACTGATAATATAGAGGTGCCTTATGTGCAGGGACAGGCCCAGAACGTAAGCTTTAACTTTGTGGTACGGACGAACTTAGAATTATTTCGCATGAAAGTGGAAAGGGTGATACGCGCTTCCGCTACCTCACTGGAAATAAAAGTACAAAAGCCTTATTCAGATTACGTAAACGGTAATGTAACCGCAGCTAGGCTAGATACGCTTACACCCCCCGGTGATGGGCTGATAATATCTTCTTATGTGGGCAGTGGCGTTGCCGAGAATGCCTTTGAGAGCAGTATATATAATGAAACAGGCCTAGCGGTGAATGTCCCGATAGCGTACACTATACCGGGTACTACTATGGCGAACGGTGCTTATGTGAAAGACATATTTACCTTTTATGACGCGAATAGTGCGGCAGCTGTTTCAATAGAGGCGATTATGCAGAATTAAAATTTATTAGATATGGCAAATTATTCATCACTTATAAGTGCGATTAACGCGGCGATAAAGCAGAACGGGAACCAGGAGATAACTGGCCCGGTCCTTAACTCGGTTTTAAATGCTATGGTCAGCTCGTTGGGTAATGGCTGGCAGTTCGGCGGGGTTGTTACGCCGGCGTCAAATCCGGGTTCACCTGACGCGAAACTGTTCTACCTGGCCTGGACACCGGGCACTTACACTGGGTTCGGGAATAAGGTACTGGAAGAGAATAAGCTGGGTATTTTCACTAAGACAGGTTCTACCGTAACGCTCGATACCGTTAATTTAGGAGGCGGCCCGGGTACTTATGTGGTTACTGGCTTAGAATTATTGGAGCCTACTTCAGCGACAAGTGAACAGATAGATGAGGCCATAGGAGGCTTTGATAATCTTGTAGCCGCGATACAGTCCGGTGCAGTAGTACTCAGCGCAGATACAACAGATTACCAGCACTCGTACAAAGTAGCGGTAGCTGAGCTAGGCGATACAGGCGGGGGCCTGGCGTCTATTAGTATACTTAATCAGTCAAGGCAAGAACTTAACCGCTATAATATACAAAAGGCCTCGCCGGGCAGTTTGTCCATGCGGTTATATACTACATCGTTAAAGCCAATCAACAATGTGTATACCGTAAGGATGAAAGGCCTTAAAAACGCGTCAAATTCGAATGAGATTATAGCGGCCATAGGCAGCTGGCCCCAGCTGTTTGCGGCGCTGTCAAGCAACAAAGTGATAATGGAGGCCCCTGCAGAGGGCGAACCGTACGGTTCGCTGTACGTTTGCTATATAGTAGCGGGCTCCTTGACTTCCGGCGCGATACAGCTGACAACCTTAGACAGCAGTACGGGCACCATTGCCCTTAAGACTTATACGGTATCTGCCACCGCGGGCGCGCAGCTGTCAGTGACCGTAGAGAGTATCAGCTACGTAACCAGTACAGATGCTAGGGTCACCTATCAGACAATAACTGACAGTTCCCTGCAGACCCAGGACAAGACAGTGCCAGGAGCAATCAATGAGGTCAATGCAGGACTCGAGGAAGTAGTCAAGCCCTATGTCATCAATCTGACTGCCCTTCTGGCTGCACAGGATTCAGAGTCCATCTCAGCAGCTGTAGGAGGCATAGACAATCTCAACGGTACTGTGCAGAAGAATCAAGTAATATTCGGTACATTAGCCAATGGTACAGTAGCAGTAGGTATAAGAGTATTGGGAAATCAGACCACTCTTACTTATTTTGTTGACTCTGTAGTAGGGCTCACTGTTAATGAGGTGATAATCACAAATACTTCAGGCACTCTGACTAAGACAGTAAACACTCATGCCGTTCTCACAGAGAATATGGTAGTAGACAATCTGGAGTCAGATGAGGCTACTCTCCCATTGTCTGCTGCTCAGGGCAAGGCTCTCTCAGAAGAAGTCAAGTCCACTTATCAGAAGATAAATGACAGCACTCTTTCCACCACTGCCAAGACAGTAGTCGGAGCAATCAACGAACTGAAATCCTCGGTAGACACCAACACTGGCAATGTCACGAGGATAGACAGGGCTGTGGGGAAGCCTACTGTAAATGCAATCGTTCCTACAGCAATACGGACTAATTTCTCCATAAACACTAAAGGTATCATAAATAGGGTTGACGGATATAATATTTACTCTCCCATAGATGTCAATAAGGGAGATACAATTGTATTGTACTCTACCGCCTCCAAGAATATTTCTATAATTACCTCTATTGAGCCGGGCTCAGAATCAGGCAATTTAAAGGTAATCAATGCCCTTCTGCTAGGAGGCAGGGCAGACTATAGATATGCCTGGACAGCCCCCGAGGACATGACAGTTGTATTGTCCTCGGGTAAATACGGCAGTGAATTGTTTAAGGATGTCTTTTTGATTAAAAGTTCGCAGGGTGTGAATCTTGCGGACAACTCCTACATGCAGTACCTGCACAAGGTGTATGAGGAGTACGGTGCTGTATATAACGCTGAAACTGGGTACTGGGAGCTGAACGGGCTTACAGACTTGACTGAGGAGGATATGTGGAATATATATAATGCGTCACTAACGGCATTTAATAGTTTTTCATACAATGGTATAACCTTGGTTGGATTACGAGGTAATAATATATTTCGAACGTTGATGGATAAATATCCACCAAGTTTTTATGGTGCGAACAAGCAGTATGTTTCAGCTTTTGCTGCGTTTCAAGGCTGCTCTAATATGGAAACGTTATGTGTAGGTAGAGAGGGCAGCGGATTACAACTTTATGGCCCCTTTCCAAGTATGTTCAATAGTTGCTTTAAATTAAGAGTTTTAAAATATCTTAACTTCTCTAATCTATCAGCTCCCAGAGATGGATATGAATTTAAAGCATGTAAAGCATTGAAAGAAGTTAGGATAGTTAAAATCTGTACAGACTTGAATTTTTCGATGTCACCATTAATAGATTACGAAAGTTGGAAATATATGATTGAAAACGCAAAAGGGAAATCAGCCATCACTGTGACAGTGCACCCTACTACTTACAGTTATCTTACAGGTACTGCTCAACCTACTGAAGAGGTTGGAGGAACTACTGAGGAGTGGCAGGCACTTGTCACCACAGCGCAGGGTAAGCAGATTTCATTTGCACAGCCTGCCGAGACACTTGAAGTTGAACCTTTGGAATAATATAAAGCCATGATAGTCATTACAGAAAAAGAGGTTTACTCCGATGCAGGTAAGCTGGTTCACAGAATAGGCACTGAGTCCTATTTCACAAGATGCATCAAGCTGAGTGATGATGTTGACACTGACTTCGAGGAGGTGGATGAGATTCCTGTCCATGAGGAAGAGGAGGCAGTCCCCTTTGAGGAGCAGGCCAAGATTGTCCTCAAGGCACAGGCAAGGCAGATGACCACTTTCTCAAACAATGAGGCCTTAAAGGTAAGGGATTTGTTTGATGATTGGTCTGACTTCATTGGACAGACACTGAATGCAGGGCAGATAGTAAGGACAGCCGAGGGCCTTTGGAGGGTGAGACAGGAGCATGTGGCTCAAGCGCATTATGCCCCCTCAATACGCACTGCTGCCCTCTATGAGAGGATAGTCAAAGACCATGAGGGTACTAAGGATGACCCCATCCCCTATGCCCCTCCAATGGAAATATTCAATGGTAAGTACTACACTCAGGACGGTGTGTTGTACCTATGTACGAGGGATTCAGGGCAGGCACTGACGCATAATCTGAGTGAGCTGGTTGACCTTTACGTCACAGTCGTAGAGGGAACGCACACAGAACCTGAACCTGAACAGTAATACTGATGGATAAAATGGACCGTATATTTAATCTCGAGCAGTGGCGTCTCATAGTGGTCAGCGTCTTCTCACCTGTGCTGGCATTCCTTACGCCGACGAAGGGCTTTATCCTTGCTCTCGTCGTGGCGTTCGGACTCAATGTCATCTGCGGTATGAGAGCTGACGGCATAAGTGTCACGCGCTGTAAAAACTTCTCATTCCGCAAGTTTAAGAATGCGGTCCTCGAACTCCTGCTGTACCTGCTTGTCATTGAGGCGATATATACTATAATGATACTGCTGGACAGCCAGAATATAGCCCTTGTGGTTATTAAGTCACTGAGCTATATATTTATCTATATATACCTTCAGAACTCTTTTAAGAACCTTATTAACGCCTATCCCAAAAAGATGGTGTTCCGCATTATCTACCACGTGCTGCGCCTGGAGTTCACAAGAGCTCTACCTTCACACCTGCAGCCGATAATAGACCGCGTGGACAAAGAGATGAAAGCGAAAGAGCTTGACCCTGATAATAAGATAGAACAACCAAAACAAAACAGTCATGACAACAAAAACTAAGAAAATTATCTTTTGGGTAGTTATTGCCCTGCTGGTAATAGGCATAGGCCTTTACCTTAAATTCGCTAATTTCGGTGACGCGCTCATGTCGATTCTTATCGGCCTCATGTCGATTCTTATCGGCGCTTGTGGCATAGTAGTCGGCTGGCTGGCACACATCTTCTATGCTAAGTATATCAAAGCATGAGAGAGATAAAGGAAATAATCGTACATTGCACAGCTACACCTGAAAACCGGGATGTGACCGTTGCAGATGTGCGCTGCTGGCACAAGGAACGAGGCTTCAAGGACATAGGCTACCATTACTTGATTAAGTTAGACGGTACTGTATGCGCTGGCCGGCCGGAGAGCCAGATAGGCGCCCATTGCAAGGGGCATAATGCCCAATCAATTGGTGTGGCCTATGTAGGTGGATTGGATAGAACAGGCAAGGCTAAGGACACCCGTACGCCTATGCAGAAGATGGCACTGCGTTCTCTGCTGAAAACGCTCCTAAATAAATATCCTGGCGCACGTGTACTGGGTCACCGTGATACGTCTCCTGACCTAGATAACAGCGGTATAGTAGAGCCTGACGAATGGATAAAAGACTGCCCCTGCTTTGACGCATTGAAAGAGTATTTTTATCTGTCCGAAGAGCCAGCCCGGGATTGAGGCATAGAGCCGTTTCCGCCCGTAACACATAGTTTAATTAAACAAATTTTCCAGTCAAAAAGTCTCGCGGAAACGGCTTTTTATATTAACTGTATAACAAGCCTTATTATGAAAAAATCTTGGCTGAAACTCGCGGAAATGACGGTTATTCCGGTATTTTTCGTCTTCTCCCTGCTCTGCACAGGATGTGCCCTGCTCTGTTCCGGATGCTCTCCGCGCATCCTGCCCCCGGCGCAGCGGGACACTGTAACCATTATACGGCACGATACTATTATACGCATGCGCACTGATACGGTACAAATACACATGCCACATGACTCAGTGATTATCATAACAGGTGACACGGTGTCAAGACTCAGTATAGGCTACGCGCTGTCTGAAGCGTCAGTGTCTGCCGGCCTGCTGAGCCATAGGCTATGGTCTAACCCGGACTGGAGCCTAGAAGTACCTGTAACTGTTACTGATACCGTCATAAGGTCTGACACTGTATTTAAAGCCGCTGCTACTGAGTATATAGAGGTGCCGGCATCGCTTACACGGTGGCAGCGTATAACGCAGGTGCTGGGTAATATATTTATAGGTCTGCTGGGCGCTGTACTGCTGTATGCTCTCTATAGAATATTTGTGAAAAAATGAAAAAAAAATTCACGAAACATTTTTGTTATTGAAATTTTTTATTATCTTTGCATTAAATAAAAATAATGAACAAGATGATAAATTTTAAAGAGCTCATGGACCGTTTTATGCTTGACCGCAGCGAAGTAGGAACGGTTTTATTTCCGGACAATAAGTTTCCGGCGGTAGCCGCCGACCGCATAATAGACGGCAGTAGAGACATTACATTATCTCAGGTAGAGACTCTGGCTAAATACCTTGGCATGGACCGGGAATCTCTGCTTAACGGCAAAGTCGCGAAAGTATGTGCTATCGTAACCTTTCCTGATAATTCGGTAAAGGTACGCGTAGTCAATGACGGCGAGCGTGCGCTGTTTTACCAGGACAACTGCCTGGCCACTTCTTTAACGACAGGTGATATAACTTCTGGCGAACAGCTGCTAAATAGGCTAATACTTGAAGCTAGGCGTATCGCCGAATCAGAGGTCACTGAATTAGAAACAGAACTTTTATAAACAATAAAGATTATGGACATCAAAGTTAACATTGAGCTTTCGCTCAACCCAGCAACACAAGACTTTCTCAAAAGTATCCTCGGTAACCTCAACATCGCAGCATCTAGTTCTACCCCGGCCCCGGCTTCTAAGCCCATGCCAGCTCCGGCTCCTAAGCCCGCGCCAGCTCCGGCTTCTAAGCCCGCGCCAGCTCCGGCTCCTGAGTCTGAAGGAGAAACAGCTGTAGACCCTGATGTGACTATTGAGGACGTGCGCGCTGCACTTAGCGAGAAGGTAAACACCCACCGCGACGAGATTAAGGCAAAGCTCACTGAACTGGGAGCGGCTAGCGTGACACGTCTGGACCCTTCTAAGTATCAGGAAATGTATGACTTTTGTAAATCTCTGTAGTCATGCCTGCTCAAGTAAAGCACGAACAGAGAGCCCATGCCTTGCTATCGGCTTCTGGCGCGTCACGGTGGCTTAACTGCCCACCGTCGGCACGGCTAGAAGAGAAGTACGGTGAGAAGCGCTCTACGGATTACAGCCGCGAGGGAACACTTGCCCATGAATTGGCCGAGCTGTATCTCAGACGTGACCTTAAAGGCATGTCGGACGGCGAGTTTGATGAAGGCCTGGAAGCCATTATGTCAAACGAGTTGTTCAAAGAGGAGATGCTTGATTATGTACCCATGTACACGAATTACTGTACTGAGCAGCTGATTGCTGCGCGGGCAGTAACGCCTTCCGCAATAGCTGACATAGAGGTTAAACTCGACCTTACCGAGTATATACCTGAATCATTCGGTACTGGCGACTTTATCTGCATAGCCGACGGCACTATGGAGATAGTTGACCTCAAGTACGGCAGAGGCGTGCGTGTAGCAGCCGAGCAAAACAAGCAGCTGATGCTCTATGCCCTAGGAGCATTAAGGATATATGACACATTCTATGACATAGAAGAGGTCAAGCTGGCAATAGTGCAGCCCCGTGTAGACAATATCTCATCCTGGACTCTGCCTGTATGGCATTTGCGCGAATGGGCGATAAATACCCTCAGGCCTGCGGCAGAAGCGGCTTTTGAGGGTAAAGGTGAACTGAGCCCGGGCTCCTGGTGTCAGTTCTGCTCCGTCAAGCATCGTTGTCGCAAGCTGTATGAGGACCAGATGCAGATTGCCCGCCTGGAGTTCGGGGCCCCTGAACTTCTCTCAGACGAAGAGATTGCTGAGGTAGTGCAAAAAGCACCCGCCTTTACAGCATGGCTTAATTCAGTAGTTGAATTCGCGACAGTTGAAGCGGAGAGCGGTAAGAGCTGGCCCGGCCTTAAGCTTGTCGCAGGCAGGAGTGTGCGCAAATGGGCCGATGAGGGGCAGGTGCCCGCGGCGGTATTCACTGCGTTTCCTGAATTGGACGAAGGGGATATCTACGTGCAGAAGCTCAAGTCCCTTACTGAGATAGAGCGCATAGTGGGTAAAAAGAATTTTGCTGCTAAGCTGTCAGGTCTTATCATTAAACCAGAGGGCAAGCCTAAGCTTGTTACTGACGATGACCCTAGACCAGCCCTCGGCACCGCGGCGGCCGCAGCCGACTTTAAAGAGTAAAAACCAAAGTACAACAGTTAAATTAAAGTATTATGAACGAGACAAAAGTTATCACTGGCAAGGTACGTTTTAGTTACCTTAATGTATTCGAGCCCACGGCTATCGATGAGAACAGCCGTAAAACTTACAATGTGTCGCTTATTATTCCTAAAAGCGATACTGCGACAATCGGCAAAATCAATAAGGCAATAGCTTCTGCCAAAGAACTCTATAAGAGCAAGCTGGCTGATAAGAATGGCAAGTTGCCTGCTAATCTATGGAATCCTCTCCGCGACGGCGACATAGAGCGCGCTGATAGCCTGGAGTATGAAAACTCTTTCTTTATCAGCGCAAAGTCAGAGATTAAACCAGGTTTGGTAGACAAGGACCTTAACCCTATCATGTCGAGAGAGGAGATGTACTCTGGCTGTTATGGTCGGGCGTCAATCAGTTTCTTTGGCTTCTCGACCAGCGGTAACAAAGGTATCGCCTGCGGCCTGAATCATCTTCAGAAACTTTCTGATGGCGAGCCTCTTGGCGGCGGCTCAACGGCTGAAGCCGACTTTGGCGGTGAAAACGCCTACGCCGGCTCCGATGGTGACGACTTATTGTAGTTATCACTAAGGCCTGTAGCATAAGGGTATTGCGGTAGTCAGATTTAAAAAACTAATTAGTTGTTTTCAGCACTTGCCTGATTACAGGTGCCTGTTCGACCCAGGTCGGGCCTACTACGCCGTGAGGCGTTATTACTCTGTTTTTCATAATTATTGTTATCGAGCGCCTTAGCTTATATTGGTAAAGCAGGCCCTAGCGGGTCAGAGAAGGCAGTCCGAGTCTGTCAGGCGCTCCAAATTAATTCCTATTATATGAGAAAGAGGCTGTTTATTGATGTAGAGACATATTCGTCCGCCGATATTAAGTCAACCGGCGCATATAAGTATATAGCGTCACCTGACTTTGAAATATTAATGATTGGCTGGGCCCTGGAGAATGAGCCGGTAACGGTTATCGACCTTGCGTCCGGCGAGCCTATTCCCGATGAGCTGGATGCTGCTTTGGTGGACCCAGATGTTATTAAGGTTGCGCATAATGCAGTGTTTGAGCGCCTTTGTTTTGCTCGTATAGGGTACGATATACCTGTGGAGCAGTGGTTCTGCACGTTGGTTAAATCAGCTTATTGCGGCTTGCCTTTATCTTTGGACCAGGTGTCTAAGGTCCTGGACCTGGAGAATAAAAAGAAAGATACGGGCAAGCTGCTTATAAATTATTTTTCAAAGCCTTGTAAGCCCACTATTACAAACGGCGGCCGTACGCGTAACATGCCCTGGGACAATCCGGATAAATGGGCTCTCTACAAAGATTATAACGAATATGACGTAGAGGCTGAGCGTGAAATATATTTCAGGCTTGAGCAGTACGAATGGCCAGAGTCAGAAAGGCTGTTGTACCAGCTGGACCAAAAGATAAATGACAACGGCATATTGGTTGATGTCAATATGGCAAAGGCCGCCATAGATATCGATACGTCTTACACCGAGCAGATAACACAGGCCGTCCGCGACTTGACGGGGGTAGAGAATCCTAATTCTGACGCACAGATTAAGGACTGGATAAAGAGGCAGTCAGGTCTAGTTATTACGTCTTTTGCCAAGGCCAATATGGCCAAAGAGCAAGAGCGCTTCAGCCGTGACTCGCTTATATCCGAGGTGTTACGTTACCGTGGCCTGCTGTCCCGCACGTCAGTAAAAAAATATTATGCCATGGTTAATGCAGCTATGAATGATAACCGCGTGCGAGGTACATTTCAGTTTTATGGCGCAAATAGGACAGGACGTTGGGCCGGCAGGCTACTGCAGTTGCAGAATTTGTCAAAGAATCACATAGCTGATATTGATACAGCCCGGACTTTAGTAAAGGCTCGCGACATAGACGCTCTAGAGCTGATGTATGAGGACGTACCGGATATATTATCCCAGCTGGTCCGTACGGCCCTTATCGCCCCAGACGGATGCGTTTTTGCTGTAGCTGACTTTTCAGCGATAGAGGCCCGTGTAATATCATGGCTTGCCGGCGAGGAATGGCGTATGAACGTATTCAGGGGTGACGGCAAGATTTATGAGGCTACTGGCGCCCGTATGTTCAACGTGCCTATTACGTCTATAACAAAAGGCTCTGAACTCCGGCAAAAAGCCAAAATAGCAGAGTTGGCCCTCGGATATGAGGGCGGCGTTAATGCCTTAAAGAAAATGGGTGGTGAGGCTATAGGCCTTACTGACCAGGAAATGCGCGACACTGTTACTAAGTGGCGTAACGCCAATCCCAGTATAGTCGAGCTCTGGGCTGAATTAAATGACGCAGCTTTGGAGTCATACCGTTACTGCTCTCCGATAGAAGCTGCCAACGGCCGGTTACTTTTCGAATGTGACCGCGGTAGAGAATATCTAACGCTTCTGCTGCCTTCTGGTAGAAAGCTGTACTATAAGGAGCCGCATATCACTTCGTCTAACTCTTTTGACCGCCGGCGTAAACCCAGCTCACTGGCATATAATGGCCTTATACAGGCGACTAAAACATGGGGTGAAATACTGGCGTACGGCGGCAAGTTCACTGAGAATGTTGTCCAGGCTATTGCCCGCGACCTGCTGTCTTATTCTATGATGCAGTTAAATGCCGCAGGGTTTAAAATAGTATGTCATATACATGACGAATGCCTTACCGAAGTGCCTGCTGCTACTTGCAGAACAGAGCTTAAGCGCATGGAGCAGATAATGGGCACGCCGCCTGACTGGGCTTCAGACTTACCGTTGAGGGCCGACGGGTATGTTACTAGCTATTATAAAAAAGACTAAACATCATGCCTGATATTGTTCTACTATATGACCGCGATATAAGCGTGGCCACCGGCCTTAACGCCTCATCTAAAGTGTGGCGCAACACATCTACTACATGGTCCAAACTTTTAGAGAAGCTGTCTAAGCCCGTTGTGACTGCTGAGACTTATGAACGGTTTATAGCCGCTTCTAAGGACGAGCAGAGTAAAATTAAAGACGTGGGTGGCTTCGTTGGCGGTTACTTGCTCAGAGGCAGGCGCGATAAAGGTAGCATATTGTCAAGGTCAATCCTTACGCTTGACGTAGATTTTTCCACGCAGGATTTTTGGCTTGACTTTACGCTTATGTTCGACTGTGCCGCAGCGATACACTCTACGCACAAGTCCTGCCCGGGCTCACCGAGGCATAGGCTTATAATTCCGCTGGCCCGCGATGTAGACAAAGAGGAATATTTAGCCATCGCGCATAAGGTTGCGGAAATATGCGGGATTGACTACTTTGACCAGTCTACATTCGATGTAAACCGCCTGATGTTCTGGCCCAGCGTGTCCATTGACTCTGAATATTATTTCGAGTACCAGGATGGGCCTATGTTGGACCCGGATGCTATCCTGACCATGTACCGAGACTGGCACGACATATCAGAGTGGGCCGTTGCTAAAAGAGAGGCAGACGCGATAAGGAGTGGGATAGGTAAGCAGGAGGACCCTATAACTAAAAGGGGCGTAGTCGGTATGTTCTGTCGCGCCTACTCTATTCAGGAAGCGATTGAGAACTTTTTATCCGAAGTGTATGTGTCCGTGGGCAATGACCGTTATACCTACGCACAGGGCTCTACCGCAGGTGGCCTGGTTGTCTATGAGGATAAATTTGCGTATTCTCACCACGGCACAGACCCGGTAGGTGGTAAGCTATGTAATGCTTTTGACCTGGTGCGTATACATAAGTTCGGCTATCTTGACCAGGGAAAAGATATAGATAACGAAACTAAGTCAAAGAGCTATAGGGCCATGGAGCAATTTGTGCTTGATGACCCTATAGTACGTCGTTCTATATCTGAAAATAGGCTGGCGAATGCCCAGGTTGATTTTACGGAAACCGCGGAAAACAGTAAATGCGGAAACGCCGGAAATACACCAGGAGCTGATTTCACCCCGGAGATGCGGGAAGCGCAGGAGGAGCCGGACATGTCGTGGACGTCTCAGCTCACAGCCAACGCAAAAGGTGAGTATGAGAGCACTGCCAATAATCTTAATACCATATTTGCCAACGACCCTGTACTTAAGAGCAATATGGCCTATAACTCCTTTGACAACCGGCGCTATTGCCTTAAACGTATGCCCTGGCACACAGACACATATAAGAGGTACCCGGCTCCGTTTACAGACTCAGATTTTGCCGGTATACATAATTATATAGAGTGTATTTACGGTATAGCCGCGCGCCAGAAAGTAGAGGATGCTTTAGCCCTGCATGTCGAAAAGAACGCGTTTCACCCGGTACGCTCCTATATAAACAGCCTTAAATGGGACGGCGTACCCCGCGTCGAAACACTGCTTATAGACTATTTCGGCGCCGAGGATAACGCATACACGAGAGCTGTATCGCGTATAACGCTCAGCGCCGCCGTGGCCCGGGTATTCCAACCTGGAATTAAGTTTGACACTGCTCTTATACTGGTAGGCCCTCAGGGCTCATATAAGAGTACATTTGTAAAAAAGCTGGGCCGCGACTGGTTTTCGGACACGTTTACAACTGTGTCAGGTAAAGAGGCCTTTGAGCAAACACAGGGCGCCTGGATTATAGAGATGGCCGAGCTGTCTGGCCTGCGTAAGGCAGAAGTAGAGAGCATTAAGCACTTCCTGTCGAAGGACTGCGACCAGTTCCGAGCCGCTTATGCGAGGGTTAGCGAAAAGTATTACAGACAATGCGTGTTTATTGGGACTACCAACAATAAGGACTTTTTGCATGACGACACGGGAAACAGACGCTTTCTGCCTGTAGACGTACATACTGAGAAAACACGCAAAAGCGTACCTAAGGACCTTACTCCGGCTGAGATTGACCAGATATGGGCCGAGGCTAAAGCGTTATATGACAACGGTGAGCAGCTGTATTTATCGGGCAAGGCCGCTGAGCTGGCAGTTGAAGCACAGCATGCGCACTCTGAGGTAGATGAGCGCGCCGGTATTATAGACGACTTCCTTAACAGGAAATACCCTGCTAACTGGGACCGCTTAGATATTAATCAAAGGCGCGTCTGGCTGGACGACCCGCTCGCATCTAACGGCACAGAGCTGAGAAACTGCGTGTGCATCGCTGAGATATGGTGCGAATGCCTCGGCAAGAATAAAGAAGATATGTCTCGGTTCAACACGCGCGATATAAACAGTCTTATGAAAACGTTCACTGACTGGGAGTACATAAGCACTAAGCGCTCATTTCCGAATTACGGCAGGCAGCGCTATTTCAGGCGCAAGTCAGTTCAGACGTATGTATTTAACGAGGAGGACGAACTATGGTAGTAAAAGACAGTGAGAAAGGTATAGAGCGCCTTCTCGTTAAGAAAGTAAAGGCAAGTGGCGGCTTATGTATAAAGCTCATAAGCGATTATGTCAATGGCCTGCCTGACCGGATGTGTCTATTGCCGGGCGGTAAAATAGTGTTTGTTGAACTTAAATCCACCGGGCAGAAGCCGCGCAAGATACAAAAATATATGCACTCTGTCCTGAGAGGTTTGGGCTTCAGGGTTGAGGTAATCGATACTCTCGCAGGCGTGGAGAATTTTATGACAACCCTATGAATATCAATAATTTACATAATTATCAGCTGGCCTGCGTGGACCATATAGTGACGCATCCTTTCTGCGGTCTATTTCTTGAGATGGGCCTCGGTAAGACTATAACGACTCTTACCGCTATTAACGCGCTTATGTTTGATTATCTAGAGATAAACAGCGTATTGGTGGTAGCGCCTAAGCGCGTAGTAGAATCGGTATGGGAGCAAGAGGCAAAAAACTGGGAGCACACAAAACATCTGCGCTTCTCTAAGATAGTAGGCAATGCTGAGCAGCGCCTAAGAGCTGCATATACACCGGCTGATATATATCTTGTGTCCAGAGATAATATAGCCTGGCTGTGCTCAGCTACTGGCGGCATTAAACTGCCTTATGATATGTTGGTGATAGATGAGCTCAGTAGCTTCAAGTCACACAAGGCTCAGAGGTTTAAGGCTCTCCGTGCAGTCCGTCCCTACTTTAAGAGAGTAGTGGGCTTGACCGGTACACCTGCCCCGAATGGCTATATTGACCTATGGGCACAGATGTTCCTTATAGACCGCGGAGAGCGCCTGGAGCATACCGTAACCCGGTACCGGGAAAAATATTTTACGCCGGCTAAAACCAACGGACAGATAGTATTTAAGTATAAGTTTCAACCTGGTGCGGAGGAGGTTATACGCGGTAAGATTTCGGATATATGCCTCAGCCTGCGGACTAAAGACTATCTGGACTTACCAGAGCGTGTGGACCATTATGTTAAACTGAGCCTTACTCCGGAGCTTAAAAAGCGGTATGACGAATTTGAGAAAGAGAAAATACTTGAGTTAGTTGAAAGCGCAGCAGAGAATGACGGACAGATAACTGTAGCCAATGCTGCGGCGTTGTCTAATAAGCTGTTGCAGTTTGCCAACGGTGCCATTTATGATGCGAATCACAACGTTTATGACATACATGACATAAAGCTGAATGCTCTGCATGACCTAGTAGACGAGGCCAACGGCAACCCTGTGCTTGTCGCTTGGACCTATCAGTTTGACCGTGACAGGATAATGGATAAGTTTAAAGTCTATAACCCGCGGGAGCTCAAGACAGTTAAGGATATTGAGGACTGGAACGCCGGTAAAATCCGGATGCTTCTTGCGCACCCAGCTTCAGCTGGTCATGGCCTTAATTTACAGGCAGGCGGTAATATGATTGTATGGTATGGCCTTACCTGGAGTCTGGAGCTGTATCAGCAGTTTAACGCCAGGTTGCACAGGCAAGGTCAGACTAAGAGCGTTATAGTCCACCACTTTGTTATGACAGATACACATGACATTGATGTAGCCCGAGCCATTAAGGCAAAAGGCGCTATGCAGGATGGCCTTATGGAGAGCATCAAAGCTAAGATTGCAAAATACGGAAAACTATTAACCAATTAAAATACAACAACATGGGAAAAAATGGAATTAACCCGAGCGCCTTCGGCGCCATTAAAATTTACTTGCAGGAGCACGTAGGCCAGACTGTAAGTATTAAAAACATATTCGGTTGTGGGGCTCTGGGTCGTACGTCTTATAACAGTTATCTGTCGATGCTGATACGGGCAGGCTTCTGTGAGCGCCTGGATGGGGCCTATCTGTCCGACCCGAATGTAATGATACGCATAATAAAGGCCTTGCCGTTTGACTGGGGCTCCGCCGACCTTAAAAGCGCGGCTAAGGACGCGGTACGTACTACTAAACTGGAGGAACTATTATGATTACAAATAGATATGATATGTATGCGCTTATATCTAAGTGTGGCTTGCCTTTAGCGTATGCTAACTTGATTGTAGCTGTGTGGGAGAGCAGTCTTATCGCGCCGTGGTTCTCTACCAGGTGGAACTGGTATGATAACTTTGAGTATTGGAAACGGGCCGCTATGCTAGCCGGACCATTGAAGATACTGCCCAGGCACAGGCTGCTGCGCCTGCGTAATACTCTTCTACATGATGGCGAGCTGGACACCTGGCAGGCCGAGACTATGCAGAACATAGCATTAGAGAGGTGGTCTGCTGTTTTGGCAAAAAAATAATCGAAAATATTTTTTATTTCAAAAATTTTTATTATATTTGTGTATGGAAAATTATCAAAGGCTAATAGAGGAGATTTTGCTGTACGGGCAGGACCGGCCGGCTGCCAGAGAGGGCCAGCCAGGTACTAAGGAGCTGTTTGTCAAGCAGTTATCTTATAACCTGCTGGATTGTTTTCCCATCTGTTCACTCAGGCCTATAAGCATGAAAATAGCTGTTACCGAACTGCTGTGGATGCTCAGCGGGAACACCAATATTGCACAGCTTATTCGCAATAATGTGCGTATATGGGATAAGAACGCATACGAATTCTACTTGACACGCGGAGGTAAGAAGCAGTTTAAGTCCTGGATAAAGGACGTTACTGCTAATAGGTCCAGCGATTTTTTAGCTATGGGCAGCCTAGGCTATACTTACGGCCGGCAATGGCGTAATTTCGCCGGCAGAGTAGACCAGTGGGACAAGCTTATAACTGATATGGCTGAAAATCCCTACTCGCGCAGGCATATAGTGACATTATGGAATCCCGCGGAAACAGGACTACAGTATACGGCCCTGCCGCCGTGCCACCTGTCCCTGCAGTTTTACCTGGCCGACAATGCTAACGGCTGTTATCTGGACCTGGCTGTAACTCAGCGCAGCGCAGACCTGCTGCTAGGTGTGCCTTATGATATTGTTGAAATGGCGTTACTCATGCACATAGTTGCCGCTCAATTAAGTGGGCGCATTAACTGCGAAATTATACCGCGGCGGCTTATATGGACCGGTAACTGTATACATATTTATAATAATCAGATAGAAGCGGCCAAAGAACTGGCAAAACGCACGTGGCGCGGTACTCCCATATTATCGCCCGTACCTGATAAAACGCTGGCTAAGTATACTCTGGACGATTTTATGCTGACCGGATATAACCCTGGGCCTAAGATTGAAATACCTTTAAACTAATAAAATTATGGCAAATATACTTGAACGAGCGGACCAGATTGTAAATCACAGGTCTGAGGAGCGTGAGAGACAGTATGGCGATTTTGCCGAATGTATGACGCGCGCCGCGAATATTTTCAACCTTATATCACCCAAAGGCGAGAGCATAACGGTCGAAGGCATGTACCGAGCACTTATCTCGCTGAAACTAAGCCGGGAGGCGAATGCGCACAAAGAGGACTCGCTCCTAGACGCGGTAGCCTACATAGGTGCGCTTAATAACTACATTGAAAGCAAAAACAACAACCAATAAATTACAGCAACATGGAAAAAGTAAAAGTAAACGCAACGCCTGATGAAATTACAGGCGCAATGGCAACACTGCTTAATGCATTACGAAGTAAGCATTTTGACTTCTGCCTGACAGGCACCTGCGCCCTTATGGCCTACGGGCTTTTGCCTGACAATTATGTACCGCGGGACATAGACGTACTGGTATACACACCTACAGAAAACCAGCTTGACTGGCTCAAAGAGCAAATGAGCCTGTCGGGTATGGCGAAAGAAAACTACTCTGACCGGACCTGCTATACTTTCGCAGTACGTGGAATTAAGGTCAATGTGCTGATACCTTGCCGAGAAAATGAAGGCTGTGGAGACTGCGATAAGTTTAACTGTCTGCATGCCGAGCTGTTTGGGCAATCAGTTCTTATACAGCCCGCGCGCCGTGCCCTGCAGGTCAAACTGCGACTTGCTCGCCCGAAGGATTACCAATTCTTTAACCAGTTAATATCTGAGATATGGTCGTCATCTTTGAAAAAGTAGCCGGTGTAAAGACTCCATCATACGGTACGCCCGGCAGCGCTGGCTTGGACTTTTATATCCCGGACGGCGCCACTCCTGGACTGCTGGCTGTAAGGCCGCTGGAAAGCATAATAATCCCGTCCGGCATAAAGTGCAAGATATCCGAGGGCTATTGCGGTGTATTCTTAAATAAGTCTAGTGTAGCTAAACTGGGGCTTATTGTTGGCGCACAAGTGATAGACAGCGATTACCGTGGCGAGGTACACCTGCATATTATAAACATCTCAGATAGAGTAGTAATACTGGAGCCCGGGCAGAAAATAGCACAGATGCTAATAATGCCTGTGGAACACGCGCAGCTTGTCGAAGGCCCGGTGGCCGCCGATACGGAAAGGAACTCTGGCGGCTTCGGGTCAACGGGGAAATTTTAAGAATAAACGCGAATAGCTAATGTTTCCGCGGCCTTCTGCGGCCTGGAAAACGGATTAAAAGCGAAAATACATCCCTGAGTATCGGAGCCCCGAAAAGCCGCGGAAACATTTAATAAAAACAATTACGGATTATGACACATGAACAGTACATGAAGGCCACCCAGATTGTGGCCGATATAAAGTCAACAGAACGCGCCATTGAGCACTGGAATGGTATGCTCAGTCAGGGGTCGGTACGCCTACGCATCCTGGGTCAGGATGGTAACTATTTACCGCTTTTTGTTCCCGAGGCAGCAATAATCGAATCAAATGTAAAAGCTGCCCAGGAGCGCCTGGCTGAATTAAACAAACAACTGGAACAAGTATAAATATGAACAGCGCAACACTGACACCTGCGCAGCTCAAGGAGCTGCTGGGTAATATGACGCAAAAGGACGTGCTCCTGAGCCCAGAATTCAACAGAGCCTTTAACCTTCTCATATTGAGCTATAATGAGCGTATTGATGCTATAACGCGTAAAGGCGGCAGGCCGAAAAGTCATCCGTTCTTAACGCTGAGCAAAAAGCTAAGCGACGGCAATATGAAGCTGACCTGCTCATATTTTATAGACTTATATGTGACTGCTCTGACAAAGCGGCTTGATACCAGCAAGATATCCAGCTTGGAGCACCGTTGGATATTAGACACAGGTGGCTATCTGTATCAGCAGGCTATATCTAGAATAATTGAAAACAGGCTAAAAGCGAAAGAAAATGAGACTGATAAAACCATTGGCGGAAATACTGAAGCCTAGCCCCGAAGCTGACCTGACTGGACAGACGCTCAAAATGATAGAGATAGCAGGACGTACTTGCTATAAGTCTGAGGACAAGATAACCGATGACTCTGCGAGAACCTTTGTCGATATGCTCATAGCGAAGGGCCATACGGCCATGCTGGAACACGGCACTGTATACCTGCGTATACCGATATGCGACTATACAAAAGAGACATGCGGCCGGCTGGTCCACAATCCTTATTCATTCTGGACAAGGAGTTACCGTGACGAAAATTCTGATTTATACGTATCTACCAATTATCGCGTTTTGCTTGAAAACAACCTGTTCCATGAGCTGAAATACCAGATAGCTGAAGATGGCTTTATATTCAGCACATTCAGCAATCTATTTAGGCGCGTTACCGTCCGTTTTACCTGTGACCGCGGGATAAGTCATGAGTTCGTAAGACACCGGATATTCAGCTTCGCCCAGGAAAGCACTAGATTCTGCAATTACGGCAAAGATAAATTCGGCAATGAGCTTACATTCATCCTGCCTTGTTGGATGGACAGCAGCCTGGCTGGTAATTACGGTACAGGCTATAAAGCAAGAGAGAAAATAGGCCGTGCTAAAACAACTATTGAAAATTGGCATTTTTTAGATAGCTTAATTGATGCTGAATACGTATATAAGAGATTACTTAATCTCGGCTGGACTCCACAGCAAGCACGTGCAGTACTGCCCAATGCTGTTAAGACAGAACTGGTTATGACCGGCACGGTCAGCCAGTGGCTGGGCTTCTTTACCCTGCGCTGCGCCTCCAATGCGCATCCTCAGGCCAGAGAGTTAGCCCTCGACCTCAGGCAGCAGTTTATCGATAACAACTATATAGCTGACAGCAATGAAAACCAAACTGATTAAAGTCCTTAAGATAGCGGGCATGGTGCTATACGCACCCCTGTATATAACATTCTGGCTGCTGCACAAAGCGGCCAGAATACTTCTCGCTATTGCATACCTCGGCATATTTGAGCCGCGCATGGCGTATGACATTATTCTGCACCTTTTAAGATTTGAGCGATGGAGCAGGAGCTGAACCGGGAGATAGACTGGGTTGGCCTGCTGGCTGAAGTCAATGATGGCGAATACAAGCCTGAGCTGGTGTCCAAAGAGACTGAGGACAATATAGAAACTCTGGCCAACATGATACCGGGTCTAAGACATTTGGATAAGTCCGCTGCGCCTAATATGCTTGGGTTGGACGCAGTTAAAAACGGTACAGACGCAGTTAAAAATGGTACAGGCGCCGTTAAAAACGGGGCCGCGGAAATAATCGATAATGATGACCCGGATGATTTATCAGTTATGGACTCCGACGCCGCGGAAAAGATTGCGGAAAAGGCGGAGAAGGCCGAAAAGATGACATCTGCGAAACGCAGGAGAATCCAGGCGCGGGATATCACCCGTTTCGCCCTGGAGCAGCGGGACTTACCGTTGTCTGAGTCCATAACCAAATCGGAGCTCAAGGCCTTTGTAGCGGAGATGACAAGAGGCAGTACTGAACACATGCAAATGCACCTGGAGCGCATAACGAAAACTGTATGGCGCGCGCTGCTCAGGCATATACCGCGTTATATAAAGTATTCGTGGGAGAATTATCGCCGCTCCTGCAGAAGGGCACCGGGCTTTCTGTACAGCTTTGACGGGGAGTATGGCCCGGTGTCAATCTGGCTCTCACCGGACCTGCCCAACTGGCTTATGCCCGGGGAAGAGCAGGCTATAATTGATACAGAGCTAGACTCGATTAAACGCGAGGCCATGCAGCGCCGTATCGAGGTTTACTACAGACTGGCCGACAAGAAACGCAAGGATGAAATAAGGATAGCCCTCACCTTTGCGCGGAGGCATATAAAGACCTATATGGACCTGCTGAAGGAAAATCCTTTCTGGTGGGAAGTCATGTACTCAATTAAAACTGGAAATAAGATAGTCGATTATGCGAAGACCCTACAATGAATACCTCGACGTGCGCTACAATGTAGTGCTATTCTGCGATAATGATTATTACTCCGACCTGCTGTCAGGCTATATGGCCTGCAGTAACCTGCGGGTAGTTCAGTGCGACCTTAAGACAATAGGCGGCGCCATCAAGACTTACGGCGCCCATGTCTATATCCTCGACCTGTTCACCGGTGAGCATGCCCGGACTGATATGCAAGGCCTGGACCTTATAGCAGCTTGTCGCGACCTGCACGAGTCGTCTGGCATTATGCTGCTGTCGGGCGATACAGCCTTAGACGACCCCAACCTGAGAATAGGCGCCTACCGTGCCGGGGCTGACGCCATAGTGCAGGCACCTGTTAACCTCAATGAGCTGGTATACCAGGTCCGCGCGCTGGCTCTCCGTACAGGAATATGCGCCATGCCTGACCGGGATAAGTATGAGCTGGGCCGCTTTACCTTTTATCCACGGGAGAACCTGCTGGACGACGGCTATGAGCGGATAGACCTAGATAACAGTGCATCCAAAGCGCTTGAGCTGCTACTCTACTATGAGGGTCAGCTGGTCAGTTACCGTGACCTCATGCTGTGGACACGTGGCTACGAGGCTGAGGGCTCACTTAACGCGCTTAAGGTAAATGTGGCCGGCCTCAGGCGCCTGCTGGAGGGCGAAGGCATTAAGATTGTCAACACAGAGCTGGCCGGCTATACGCTCAGTGGCAGTTAGTGGAAAGGTCCAGAAGAGGCATAAAAAAACCCGGCGGGACTAAGAGCTCGCCGGGCTTAATCTTTTATGTACCAGTGCCTGCCTCAGGGCTGCACGCGCTGAAAGTGCTTCATGGGCCACATACAGCCTGTGCCGTGTCTCCAGCCCTCTGGCTCGCCTGTCTCTATGTACTGTCCTCCGTGCTTGTTGGTCAATATAGGCGCCGCGGCCCTGAGCAGTGTGCGCTTCTGTGCTGTGTTAGACCACTGCCATACATCCACCGTGCCGTCGCTGTTATGCGCCAGCTCCAGCCGGACCGATGAGCCCAGCCATTGGAAGGCGTCATAATGAAACGTGTCCTGCACGTAAGGCACTAGCAAGACGTCCAGATAACCTGGCCGGCCCTCAGCCAGCTGCGGGTCACGCAACTCGAAGCCGTCTGACCACGCATCAAGGAGGGCGTTAATCTCATCCCATGACGCGCCGTCCAGCGGCTCCTCATCATTTGTAAAATAGCAGAACGCATCATTACTGACAATGACGCGTTCTGCTCTGTTGGCATTTAGACTATACATCTTTTGTAAACTGTTTCTACCAGCTGAGGCAGGCTCTCTGGGTCATACTCGCTGGGCAGTGCCAGGCATATCTCGTGCTGCGCGCGTCGGACCAGCTCCGCGCGTACCGCTACTAGCTGTCTGTCATAGAGGCCCAGTGATGAGGCCAACTCAGCCAGTGCGTCAGGCGACAGTGAGCCAATGAGCCGAGATACCTCGTTCTCAAGCTGTACGTAAGATATGGACATAATTGCTGTTAATAAGTGAGGCCCCGGCCATTGCTGACCGGAGCCTCTGGTTGGAATGAGAAAGGGACACGTTACATAAGGTCATTACCGTTGTTTGTCTCAGTTACCTCTGGGTTGACTCTGGCAGCCTCAAGGCGCTCCCTGAGCTTGGTGAGCTCTGCTTCCTTAGTGGCTACCATTTTCTCCAGCTGCTCAACCGTCATAGGCTTGCGCTCAAAGCCACCGCGAGGCCTATTGATATACTTGTTGTATATCTCTTCGTCGCGCTCCTCTGAAAGCTCAAGACCCTGGAGCCTGCAGGACTTAAAGCCCTTAACCTTGGTGACGTCGCCCATATCGTTAGTGAGCTCGCGCTCGGTGACGTACATCCAGTTTTGTGTCTTAGGGTTGAACTGAAGTCCGATGAGCTTTCCAGTCTCGTCGCTAGTTTTATAGGTACGGCCTACATTCTCCTGATACTGAAGCCTCATTGCTTCCTTCTGCTCGTCGGTCACAGGCTCCTTAGGCCCTGCTGAACGACTGCCGCCTCTGGGCCTCTTGGCGAAAGACTCATCAATCTCCTCGCTGATTTTGACCAGCGGCGAACTATGGACCTTAGCGATACGCCTGCCGTCTACAAGCTGGATAGCGTAGACCACGCGGCCGGCCTTGAGGTCTGTCTGGACGCCGGCAATAACGCCGTCAATCCAATCAGCACTGTTGTAAGGCACAGCCTGACACTTTTTGTTAATGTTCTTGCGGCACTCCTCAGCCAGGGCCTTGATGCGCGCTTCGCGCTGCTCGGGAGTCTCTTCTGTCTGAGGCTCAACTGATGCCTTAGCTTCGGGCTGTTCAGGCTTAACGCCTCTTTTCTCCAGGACCGCGTCAATAGCGGCCACGTTCTCGGGGTTGGACTCGCTGGCCCTCAGGGCCTGCAGCTTCTTGTTAGATAATGTGTTGTAATTCATAACTTTGGTTTTAATGAGTTAATAAATGTTTTTTGATTTTCAATCCGCTGATGCGGCTTGAATTTTTAATTACAATGCAAAGATAAGCATTTTTCCGATACGTTGTACTTATCCATGCGATTTTTTTCCATCATGTCAAAGAACTCTCCTTGGGCCGACCCGGAGCCCGCGACCCGGGCCCGGTCTGACAGGCGCCTGAGCGCCTCCTCTACTGTCGGCACGCCTGAGCGCTTCATCCACGCTGTCAGCTGCCTGACCCGGACACACCAGGCCAAAGGGTGCACGTCTGTCCGGCTGTCCGGTGTCATTGCCTGCCGGGAGCCAGCCATAGGGCTGTTATACTCCCGTTGGCGTGGACCGTGTAGACACGCGCCTGGATGTCACCTGAGGCGATATAGGCCTCCTCGGCCCGGGATATAAGTCGGACAGCCTCGTGGTCGACGCACGTTCGAACCTTGGCGACACGCGTCACCAGAGCCCGGGGCAGTGTGACTTGGACCAGCCTGGCCGGTGCCATTAGCCGCGACAGCTCGCGGCTCGTGAACAGCAAACCTGGCGCTATCCCTCCCGGTGAGCTTATGCTCATTGCGTAAGTATAGTTTTGCATACACTTATATTTTATTATTCGCGTGCGGGCCTGCGCGTCGTGCGCAGGTCTGCGCGTGGCTCCCGGGGCAGGTGTCGAACCTGACACGCCTGTGCTGGCGAGGCGTCCGCCGCCCCCGGAAGGTATGACGCTACTGCATCATTAAAGTTAAGCCGTTCTTAAGGCCTTGGAGGTACCAGAATAGCTCTCGGCCTGTCATGCACTGCGTATATGGCCGCATGGCGCCATTTTGTCTGAGCTCTGAGAGCCGGTAACCGTAGCCCGGCAGGTAATCTATGCGCAGCATTTGCGTGCGGCACGATGCCGGACTTTCATCTTGAATTCTTTTGAGCGTCCACTCAAGTGTTGTACGTGTTATTTTCATAACGCTAAGATAATAATAATTTTTGTAACAAAAAAGTTTTTTTTCATTATTTTTCAAAAAATTCTTTGAGCTCGGCGAGCTCTATGACCAGTAAGGCCACACCGAAAATAAAGGTTAACAGATGGTGCATGCGGCCTGTCGCTACCGCGTATAGGGCAAACAGGGCTATAGCAAAACCTGATACCGCCAGGGTAATTTTAACTATTTTTTCTAGTTTACTTAACATAATATAACTGTTTTTTCTAGTTTACTTAACATAATATTTCGCGCGCCTGTGTGCCTGCGCGCCTGTGAATCAAGAAGTTATGGGTTATATGCCATTTTAGGAGATGCGGAAACCACCCAAATTGCCATATAGGCTATGTGCGGAAATTTCAGTCTATATTGTAAACTGCATAATAGGCCTATAACAAAATGTTATAACCCCCTCCTAGTAAATCAGGACTTGCGCCAGTATGCGGCGCAAGTCTACTAGCCTACTAGCCTACTAGCCTACTAGCCTACTCACCGAAAGTGTCGTTTATCCAAAGGCTAACCTCCTCTGGAACCGGTCCGGGCTCATAGGGGCGGACCACAAAGACCACTCCGCCGCCTGGCCTCCAGCTGCCATACATCTCGTAATCTAGGCCATATCTGACTTGGAACCTTCTGAGTTGAGTTTCCACCTGGTCTGGCGTCACCTCGGCATTGTCCTCGTAGTCCAATGCCAGGCTGAGCATTGTGTAATAACGTCTATTCATAATACATTAATTTTGTATGAGGCATTACCCTCATTGTTTCTAGTACAAAGATAGTAAATAATTTGGCCGGCTGTATATCAAATTGTAAATTTAATAGCAAATTTAATAGCGTATTAGGTACTCAGTCTAATAGGCTATTAGATAATGAGCCAAATAGGGTATTAATGAAATAAGCCTACCTCCCCTTGGCAACTGAGCCGGCGGAGTCTCCTCCCCCATGCCATATTCCAGACATGGCCTATTTTCCTATTTTAGTTCAATGAGCTCTTTCGCGCGCGCGTATTATATATATTATATATACTTATTATATACGCACGGTCAGGCGCGCCCTCCCGGTTATCAGCCAAAGTTCACACCGAGCCTGGTCCTGGATTGCCCCAGTGGCTGGCTGTGTACAACAGCACCAGAGAGTGCAATCAAAAGTTCAACATGTCAATGAGCTCATACTAGGCAAAATCTGACCTCTGACCGTAATAGGCCTGGCACACGTATAGTTCTCCCGAGCCGGAACCGATTAAAGCTCCGGATGAACCATAGCCCAGTATTTCAAAGAGCATAATTTTTATTTATAATAAATAATAAATATTTTTTAATTAATTATTTATTATTCATTATTTTTATTTAATACAAAGATAATATTTTTTCTAATTATATAC